GTGGTAGCATGAGCGAAGTCGTTAAAGAAATGCAAAAACATTTAAAAGACAACGCCTACCAAGATTTATTTAAAAAAGAATTAGAAAAGACCGGTAAAGGTATTGGTGCAATGTCTGATATGGAAAAGAAAGACTTTTTTAATAAGTTAGATAAAAAATATAAAGCTAAAGATGAAGAAACTGTCAATGAAAGTGCTAGTCAAGTACAAGTAAAGCGTGATGGTAAAGGAAACTTCAATCTTATGTTTAGAGGAAAAGAGATTGGATATTATCATAAATCAGGTAGTAAGTATATGGTTTACTATGATAATGAAGATGGTGATTACAACCAATCAGATGAAGTTTCTTCAGAAATGCAAGCTAAAAAATTAGCTTACGATAATATGAATGAAAAAGTTGATAAAAAAGAATCTGTTGACGGTGTAATCAATCAAAAGAAACACGACAGTTATAATGACCCTAAAAAAGGTGAAAAGAAACCTGTAGTTACACAAGAAGAAGAAAGTTTTGATATCGAAAAATTAAAAGAAGATGTTAATACTTTATGGTCTACAGCTGGTGATGATTTAGAAGCCATCAAAGAAAAGGCGAAGTATATGAAGGCACAAGATAAAGACGCCTCTACTAATGAGCCTGAAAGTGGCGAATCAGATGATGAGTCGGAAAAACAAAAAAAGGGTAAAACTTTAGTCGGAAGTGCAAAAACTAAAGTTGAAACAGAACCTAAGGTAGACTATCAAAAATAGTCATACCAGGCTTCAAAAAAAACTTCAAAAATAGCGAAAAAAGCTGTTGCCAAATGGTAAGGAATATGTTATTATATACACATAATAAGAAAAGGATACACTATGAATAACTTACCTAAAATATATCTCGATATGGATGGCGTCCTTTTCGACTTTGTAAAGAACATTGAAAAGACTACAGGTCTTACAATTGACCAATGGACTAAGCTTGGAAGAAAAGAGCGTTGGGATCCAATCATTGCAAAGAAAGACTTTTGGTCTGACGGACCATGGTTAGCAGAGGGTAAAAAACTCTTTGCTTTTGTAAAGAAGTATAACCCACATATATTAAGTGCATATGTAGAACATGCACATGACCCTAATTGCATTCCAGGCAAAACCAAATGGGCTATGAAGAATACTGGAATAACAAGAGATAAAATTAATCTTGTTATGAGAAGTCAAAAAAAGAATTATGCAAGACCTAATACCATTTTGATTGACGATTACGATAAGAATACGAAAGAGTTTAATCAAAGAGGTGGTATAGGTATCACATTTAAGACAGCTTCTCAAACTATTGCAGAGTTGAAAAAACTCGGTTTTAAATAATTTCCCTTATAAATAGTAGGACTATATAGAAAGGCCGAAAGGCCTATTGAGTACCTATTAACATTTAAAAGGGAGAGAATAATATGTCAAGTTGGTCAAGTGCAGATTCAGCTGCTGGAGCACCTTTATGGGCTGCTACACAGTTGCAAACAAATAATGCACCTACAGCTTCAAATAGAACAAATTTATTTGAAGATAATACAGCAGATGAGTTTATTGCTGGTATGACAGTAGGTTTATTTAACTACGCTTCAGGTGAAGTACCATCAGGTGCTGCTCACATGGGGTGGAATTTGAAGTTTACAAATGGCTCAAGAGTTAAATACGAATGCTTGGTTGCTTTAGCAAACCCAGCGTAATAAAATAATTTATAGGGGCGCCTTCGGGTGCCCTTATACATATAAGTATATTAATAAAGTGGTCTGTGTATATGCACAGAGTAGCATTCCCCGAATGGGGTTAACAAGGAGATAAAAATGGCAGATAAGAAAATCACCGCCTTAACAGATTTAGGCGATAATTTAGCAAGCGTTGACTTGTTTCATGTAGTAGATGACCCAAGCAACACACCAATAAATAAAAAAGTAACAGCGGAAGATGTTTTCAATAACATTCCAAGTTACCTTGGTTTAAAACAAACTTCTCAAACAATTACAGCAGACGGTTCTACAGCTACAGCAGTAGATGTAACCTCAGCTATAACTGAAATTAATGCAACATCAGCTACACACTCATGTGCTATGGCAGATGGTACTGATGGTCAGATTAAGGTGATAGTTAATACATCTACATCTGGTACAAACGCAATCACAATTACACCAGCAAATTTTTCAAATTCAACTATTACACTTGACGCTCCAGGCGAAAGTGCAGTATGTTTATTTAAAAATTCAAAATGGTATGTAATTGGTGGTAATGTACCAACAATCGCTTAATAGAGGAGATATAATATGTCTATAACAATTGATGAATTGAAATCAGAAAAAGAAACTTTGGTAAAAGATTTTGAAGCTTTGAGCTCAAGAATTAAACAAGTTGATAGTGAACTGGCGCAAATGAAAAGTAATCTAAATGCTGTTCATGGGGCTGTTCAACAAATTGATAAGTTAATTCTACAATCAGAGAGTAAGAATGAAATGCCAAAACAAAAAGCAGAGGCGCTAAACATAGCGACAAGTTAATGAAACAATTTAAGAACTTTGTAAAAGAACAAAACTTAAACGATTTCGAGGAAGATGTTTTGAAATAAACACCACCTAATACTGCTGACGCTATGAAAAGGCACAAAGCAGGTAAGGCTGGTTTTACAGATATTGCACATCTTAAAGCTAAGGGTTTGATACCCCGAAGTGATGGTAACAAAAAAGTATCAGATAAATATAAGTAAGAGGAAAATTAAATGAAAACATTTAAACAAATGCTTAAAGAGGACCACAACGACATTGGTGTAGGCACATCTACTGCTAATTCGGCTGAGGACTCTAACATTGGTGCTCATAATGTTGAGAACGCTGATGTTTTAAAAAGAGTAAATGCTTTTGTTTCTTCTATCTGCCAACAGGAATATATGAATCCTCAAGCAGCTGTTGAACAATTAGCAAACAAACTAAAAACAATTGGCCTAGAAGTGGGCGACATGAAATTGGAAGGTGATAACGGTAAAGTGACTGCTGAAGTAAAACAATTCGGCGGAAGATTTGGTAAAGACATAGATGGTGCCGACTTAAATGATGATGGAATATCTCATAGAAAAGAGGGTGGTCTGAAACTTGAAGTTTCTTACGAAACTCTAAAAACAGGTTCATCTAAAGTTTACGCCAAATTAGTTTAATACTAATACGGAGTAAAGATGTTCAGAGAGATTACGAAGGATAATTGGTTATTATTTGCACAAAGTAATTATGATAATCCTACATTGGAAAAAGATATTGAATTTTATGATGATATTAAGAGATTTAAATATCTTAAAAGACTCTTTCGTAAATACAAGGTTACAGGTAACCTTAAGCTAAGATTGGTATTAAACCATATCATAGTTTTGAATAATGTTTTTGGTGTAGAAACAGCATGTACACTTCTATTGTTTAAGATAGATAAACCATACTGGCCTGCTCTAAAATCATTTTTAAATTACCTAGAATATCTATACCCACACGAACTAAATGGTATACAAGAAGATATGAAGATAACTAAAGGTTTAAAGGAACTGTAATGGCTAGTAGAGGAATAGATTTTTTAATAACTTACAGAGTGGTAAAACTTATGGTAACTCCTTTTGAAAAACAAGAGGCGTTTAAGTTTGGTATCATTGATGAAAAAGGTAAAGTATTAAAAAAGTACAAGTCATTAAGAACTGAAAAAGAAAGAAAATCTTATACTCTTTTACATAGATTTGTTTTTAACCTAAAAAGAATACTACAAAAGGTAGGTTTAGGTGGCAAACTTGGTTCATTTGCTGTTGCATTAGCTTTATTAATTAAAGAAGATAAATCTTATGCACAACATAAAACTTTAATTGAATCTACAATTATTAAATATTTAAAAGATGAAAATTTGTTTGAAGAAATGTTAAACGAAGTTAGAGAAATACCAGAGATTGACGCTGACCCATATATGGTTTGTTTTGGAATGAGTGTATATGAAAAAGACGGCGAACTGGTAACGGAGAACGATTATGCCAAAACATTATAAAGAAATGATGGACGAAATCATCAATAAGATGGATGAAGACGCACCAGCTAACGCAGTTGCACATGGTGGTGTTGACATGAATCCAACAGGTAAGAAAAAGAAAAAAGACGAAGTACCAGCTAAATTAATGGATGTCATTATGAAAAGAATGTCTGGTAAAATTAAAGAAGACAACGATAATAACAATGTTGTTTTAAAAGGCGTCTTGGATAAATTAGATAAACTAGATGAAGCTATTGATAGAGCTTCAGGTATAGAAAAGAAAAAAGTTGAATTTGTCGAAGATAAAGAGTATAAAGGCTTTAAGACAAAGTATGACAAAAACATTTAAAGAATATCTAGGAGGTTTTCGTATAGGCAACCTTGATAGTATGTCGCCTATGGCAAGTCTTGGTGATTTACCACCGAAAGGTGCAGGTGATAAAGACAGTAGAGGTGTTGGTTTAAATGCAAACAAAAATAGAATACCTAGAAAACCAGGCCAAAAGGCAGGTTCAGATAAGCATTCAGACCTTTATACAGATGAGAATCCAAAAGGAACTATTCACGGATTAGGTTTTACAGACGCTGCCAAAGCTAAAGAATCTATAAATAAAATAAAAGGTTCAGGTAAAACCCATGCACACAAAATGCAGGCTGCAATTGCAATGTCGCAAAGAGCAAAGGTGGCAAGTCAAAGGGCAAAAGACCCTCAAAAGAAAAAAGACTTAGGCGCAGCTCACAAAGTCTATCAATCATATATAAATCAAAATAAAAAAAAGGACTAATATGGAAGTAGTAATAGCTTTAGCGATGAAATTTTGGCAATGGTCAATACTTATTGCCTTAGTAATATTAGGTTTTGTTATCAACCTATTTGATAAGAAAATAGATAACAATAAAGTAAATTTTAAATATTCAGATTACCCACACATGAAACCAATGAAGATTGCCACAAAAGGTAAAGGTTTCTGGAAAGGTATACTAATGTGGTTGTTAGGTACTAGACATTGGGAAATTGTAAAAGATTTTGACTTCCAAATAGAAGGCAAAAAATATGTTATTCCAAAAGGTTTTAAATTTGATGGTGCAAGTATTCCAAAATTCTTGCATACTTTTTTATCACCGGTTGGGGTACTATTAATAGGTGGACTTGTACACGATTATGCTTACAAGTATCAAACCCTATTAATGTTAAATAAGAAAGATACCATGGGTATTATATCTCAAAAAAGAGCAGACGAAATCTTTAGAGATATTAATATTGAAGTAAACGGTTTCTATCTTATGAACTACTTAGCATACTGGTCGTTAAGACTAGGTGGTTTTATGGCGTGGAATAAACACCGTAAAGTCAATGCTAAGATTTAAAACAATAAAGGAGGTTCAAGTATGAACTGGATAATGTCAAGAGTAAAAGAGATGTCAAGTTGGTCAGGCGCAGGTTTGATTGGTCTTGGTGCAATGATTATATTGGGAGGTCCGTTTGTCAACATGTTGGCATGGGCAGCCGTTATTTGGGGAATCATTTCCATAGTAAAAAAGGACTGACTTGATGGGAATTAGATTATTTTTTATAGGACTTATGGTCACCGCCTTAGCTGGCGGTGGCTACTATGTTATGAAGTTGCAAAAAGATAATGAGATATTAAAAGCAAATGCTATTAAATTAGAAAGTGCAATTTCAGACCAAAAAACACTAATAGAAAATCAAAAAAAAGATTTTGAGGCCATACTAACGGCTAACAAAGAGATGAACGAATTGATTGGTAAATTAAAAACAGATTTTGCCGATTTAGATAAACGATTTAATAAAAAAAATAGAGATGTTGGTCTGCTTGCAATTGAAAGAACTAAATCAATTGAAAGAATTACTAATGCTGCTAGTGTCAAAGCTAACAGATGTATAGAAATCGCAAGTGGTTCACCATTGACGGAGAAAGAAATTAATGCTACGAAGAAGTCTGAAATCAATACAGAATGTCCTTCTATTGCTAATCCTAACTATATTCCTTACTAGTTGTGCTGGAGTAAAACAGTTAGAGATTTTCAAAGAAGAAGTACCAAGAGCTAAACTTAATTTAGAAAAACCAACTCCATTACAAATGGAACAACTTCATTGGCATATTATTACCAGTGAAAATGCAACTGAAGTGTTT